AGACGGACCTCGCGGCGTTACCTCATGCCACGCATCGGGAGTGTTGGGAAATATCACCATTGTGTTTGGAGCATAAGGCACGGTCATGCCCTTTACGATCAGGTCGCCCCCCGCTGTGTCATCAGGATCAGCAAAATACCATAGCCCAATTAAAACTTTTTTGCCGTTGTCCAAATGCCGTCCGCGAGTTTTGGTGGGACTTTCGCTAGCCGGTTGTGAACTAAAAAGCGCCCTCATCCCAGCCACGGCAGGCAACCTGGAATAATGCTCAAGAAGACCAGCCTCAAAAATAGGCATGGCGAGGGAAAGAACATTGGCCAGTTTTCCGTACAACGTTCCACTGTCCAAAGTTAACGGAACATCTGACCGCCCACTACTGTCCAGCTTGCCAATCTTCCACAGATCAAGCCCCTCATCGTAGTCGCGTTGCGGCATCTTTGTGATAATCACGCAGCAACCCTCTTCGTATGCGCCTCAATCTGTTCGCGTAAGTTGCAAGATAGCACGTTTACCGACACCGCCTCAAGCCACGCCAAACATTTGTCAACTTCCTCATGCGTCTGGTTATCAAGCAAAGGCCCGAACAGACCCCCGCGCGGCGCAACAACAGGCTTCCCCATCATCCGAGCGGTGAGGATTAGCCCGCTATGAGGGTTGTCTGTATGCACGACTGATGCGCCCTTGAGCATGCTACGCAGGGTCCACGGGCAGTTACCCCTCATCGGGTGTGGTCGCCTGACGACTCGCATATTGCCGGGAACCTGCGCGCCGTCTAGCGCCAAAACGTAAGGTTGCCCGCTGCAAGGGTAGCTACCAAAGCCGGTGTCCGGCCACTTAACCGGCGTCTCAGGAAGCCGCTGGCGCACCGAAGGGTCGGCAACAAAGCCTGCCCACGGCGCACGTTCTGTAAAATGAGTAATGTGTAAACCGCCCCGACTTAACATGAACCAGTGCGGTATTGGGTTGCCTTCAGTCCAGATGATCCGCTGATCGGTCGGGCCTCGAACCTCATCAAGATGAACAAAATCGTCGCTGTTGCCACCGCTGTCAAGGAAGCGCCGGATCAAACCCAAAACTGCATATTTGAAAGGCGTTCGCTGACGACGTAGCCGCCAGCGTTCTTCTATCTCACAAGAGGAAGCCAAAGCTAAACCTTGTTTTCTCGGTCCAGATGCTGTGCCACATTGGGTAATCTTGGCTGACTTCAAAGCTGCGCATCGTCCAGCCGTTAATTACATCTTCTTCAGTGTGAAGAACCCCTTCGTTGTCCATCCAGCGAAACAGCGCCCGCCCTGTTGTCAGAGTAAGATAAGTACGCTGACCCGGCTCATCGCGGTTTGTGTGCCACGGCATCATTGTGCGGGGCATGTAGGCGCAGTGGTTCTTGACTTCTTTTGCGCCGATGCGCTCGGCGACTTCCTTCAATCGAGGCATCTGCCGAACAAAATCTAGCGGGGTCACAAGCAGCGAGGGCTGTCCTGCGCTCTTCTTATAGACCTCTACCTTAGGCACCGGCTGGGCAAAAAAAGTTTTTTCACTCACATCTGGGCCGACAGGAAAATCTAACCACCGCTCCTTGGTATCGTTGATGACATTTCCCAAAATGGAAACAGTCTCTTTGTCTGGCGCGCCATAGTTAATCATGCTCTGCTTGCCTCTATAGCCGCTTTGATTTCAGATGCCTCGGTTACATCAATTCGCCCATCAGCGATAATTGTTTGTACGCGGTCGGCTGGAAGAAACCTCTTCGCCAGATCAATCAACAAGTTGCGTTGAGCGATTTTCTCTCCGGTTGCGTCCAGTTCAACGGTCGGGTCTTCAAGAGCTTCGGCAAGAAGTTTCTCAATTGCCTCCATGCCTGCTTCGGTGCCATCTAGTTTCTGCATAAGCGACGAGGCATCGACCAGCTTGCTAGACACTTCGTCGTAAAAAGTCAAAGTAATGTCAGAAAACAATTTAATGTCCACCGACAACAAGCGTTCTGTGATATTACCCTTTTTCATGAAAGCCGGATGAGGCTCATTGCTGTGGCTGTTGTAACTGCCATCCTCGTTGTTAAACAAAAAGTAAATATCGCGTGCAGGCATTAGGTGACACTCCTGTATTCAACTCTGGTCCTCATGGTTTCGTACTGGGCGTCATTTGGACCGCCTGTACTTGAAGACCATTCGATAGCAGTGATGACCCCATCTGAAGGAGCGGCGTGACCTGCGCTTAGGACAGTAGCCATAGAGCTAGCATCACTCCATTGACCATAAGAAGACCAAGCCCCATACTGCGGCGTCCCAAGCGTACTTCCACCACTTGCCGCAGCCCATGAAGGCAGACCTGAAGCCAGTGTTAGAACCTGACCGTCTGTTCCAACAGGCAGACGCGCAAATGCCCCGCCTGCTGTGCGATAATAAATGTCGCCGGTTGCATCGTTGGTTACGTTAATAATCGGCGATGTGAGCGTCTTGTTTGTCAGCGTTTGAGTGCCAGTGAGAGTAGCTAGCGCAGAAGTGTCCAGCGCCTTAACGCCCGCAAGGTCCGTCAATTCGCTGTCCATCAGCGCGCCAGCAGCCGTCACGTTGGTTGTGTCGGTTACATCGGCTCCGGCCTCGATGCCGTCCAGCTTGGTCTTGTCACCATCAACAAAAGCGCCCTCGGAAGGCGGCTGTTGAATGTCCTCAACCCTCGCCGTGATGAACACGATGGCGTCAGTTGTGACGCTGATCAGAGAGCCTGTGCTGCTTTCTCCAAGCGTGCGCGACAAGGTGTTAGGCGTCCCTGTTGTGTATGTTCCTGTGCCTATCTCCCAAGAAGAACCATCTTCTATTACGTACGCGACTGTGTTGCCATTCGAAACGCCAGCATCCGCAAAAGACTGATATCCAGTGGCGGCACCGCCCAAGTTGAGGGTGCCTGTCCCGGTGCTGCTTACAGTTTCTTTGGCCCGATTAGCGAGAACGGCCATGTCTGCCCCTTATTCAATACGGACGATGGCGTTCGAGGCGTCTGCCGTTGGGAATTGCACAACAAAGTCACCTGCCGTCGAGATTTTGTCCGAGCCGAAGTCGAACACCGCAACGGCGGGATCGCCCGCAGCCGTGTCGTTGTAGATCAGTGCGCCGCGCGCTGTTATCGTTGCGGCAGCCCAAGTCTCGTCGTCAAAGTCAACGAACGCCGTGGTGCCGCTGAGTGTCACCGTGGGATTATCCAGAGCCTGGCCACCAGCGGTGTATCCCGTTCCGCTGACCTCGTTGGTCGCGCTATACGCGGTCGTCGCCGCGCCAAGGGTGGCGGAACTTGTGTAAAGCGCCATTTTGAACGTGTGTGAAGTGAAGTCGTGAACACCCTCAAGGAGTTCTTGTTTGAAACTTGAACACATCGCCGTGGTGATTGCCATTTTGGTCTTCTCCTACGCCATAGGTTTTCCGCGCATACGGATTGACGACGACCCAATTCGTGAGCGGTCGTTTTCAATTTTAATCGCTTCAAGCGATTGTTCCAAAAGGCCGCCCCAAGTTTGGACACGCGCGTCGTCGTCCAAATACGGGGCAGCTTCCATCAGTGCGCCATACAGGTAAATGTCAGGCGAAGTGTCCAAGAGCCAGTTTGACGTGTTGGAATCACTGAGGGCAGGGATTTTGCTATAATACGTCAACTCTGCCTCATAAGTGGCGTCTGGCGTAGGTATGACCTGAAACTCTCCAGCAACCATGCTGAAAAACTTTGGTCGCCCCGGCCCACTAAACGCCACCCGCTCCTCAGCGATCTGGTCTGCGGTTACAAATTCAAGCGTCGTTATTGGGGTTGTGTTTAGTTGCATCCGAATGTTCTGTAACCAAGAACCCGGAACGGCAAAATAACCCTCACTTACGTCTGCTGTCGCCCGCTTCACCATGCGATAGTCGCGAATACGGCGATTGAACTTTGCCTCAGCGAGATCAATAAACGAAGGGATGACCGAGGTGAGGTCATCCCGCAACAACCAATCCGCAATGGCCGACTGCAATTCGCTGTAAGTCGTGATCGGCATTTACACCGTTCCTTCGCGCGTCCGAAACACCCGGTTGTCGGGGTCGTTCAACCATTTCTTTAGGGCTTTCGGATCGTCCGCAATACCCTCTCGCTTGAGGCTATAATACACCGAAAGCGGAATGGATGCGACCTTATTCACATCACCCCACGCGGTGCGCTTGTCCGTCATGTTCCGCTGGCGCGTGTTGCTATCATCAACATTAAGCCGCTGCTCGGTTTCAATGGCGTACTCGCCATTGTCCTTGACGTGCCAGTAGCGCGTAATCCCCGTGGCCGGATCAGCGTCGAAAAAGCGTTTGCCCATGATCTCTCCGAAGAAAGTTATGGGGCGAGCCGAAACCCGCCCCAAACCAATTACGACGAGGTGAGGTCGTAGACCGCGCCATGCGCTTCTTCATTCGACACCTTCAGGCCGAACTCGGCAAGCATCATGCCCTTCTCTGCGTCACCAGTCTTGGCCAGTTCCACCTGCTGGATCGGGCGCAGGTAGCAGACCGAGGCGTATTCAGGGTCAAGCACGAAGGCGTCCGAGGCGCGCTGGAAGCGGTTGGGAACCACGGTCAGGGTGCCGAAGTCGGACATGTACACGTCAGCCGCACCGATGATCGTGGTGGGGCTGTCCGAGGGGGCCATGTAGCGCTGTGCCGCAATGCCCGCAAACGCCGACACCGCCTGCTTGTTGAACGCGCCGACCATGAGGATCGACGGGTTGCCACCAGCAGTCCACGTCTGCGACATCACATCCTTGAGCATCGCTTCGGTGAAGGCGCGGGCCGTGCCGTCAGTGCGAGCGTCGGTGCCATCACCCGTGGCCGCAGTCGCGTCACCAGCTTCGCTGATGTTCGATGCGATCCACGAAGGAAGACCCGCCGTCTCGGGTGCGGTCGAGGTGTTGCCAGCAACGCGAGCGTTGTTGTCCAACAGGACAGCTTCGATGTCGCGCTTCAGTTCCTTGCCGCGTTTGGCGACTTGGTAAGCGACCTCGTCAGCGCGGCCAGCCTTGTCCACAAAGGCAAGGTTGTCAGCAATGACGTAGGTGCGACGACGGATGTGCGTGTAGTTGCCCAGGCGTGTGGTTGCCGCAGTGGACTCAAACGAAGCCACGTCGTCACCGTTGATGACGGCAGTGGTTGCGGTCGATGCCAGCGAGTCGGTCTGCCACTCAAAGAACGTGTTGGACACGGACTCGGAACCCACGTTCGACTGGAACGGGGTTTCTTCGGGCGAGATGTTGGCGATGGTGTTCGCCAGTTCTTCACGGATACCCTTCGCGTCGAAGGTGGTGAAGGTATTAGATACGATAGCCATTTGGGTTGCTCCTCAAAGCAGATTCTTGATGACAGAGGCCGCGTCAGCGACACGACCAGATTGACGGAGACGGTTTTGCGCCTTCTCCACATCAGAACGCTTGCGGGGCTGTGTCCCCTTGGAACCGGCTTTCATCGGCTTCGGGCCAGGTTTCTTCCGCTCACCCTTCTGGGCTTGCGAGATCTTCTCCTTGCCCCGCTCAAAAAGCATGGCGTTGCGCGCCATCGCGACTACCCCAGCGTGGGTGATGCCGTTGACATCCTGCTCGCTGAACCCCTTGGAGAGAAGAAAATCACG